CCTCTACCTCTACTATATGTTTGAATCTTTGTAGGTGTTTTTCTTTTAGTGGGTCTTACCTGATTAAGTATTCCACCACTACCACCAGTGGGGGTTGTTGGTATTGCTTCTCTTAATTTTTCTTCCCTAGCTCTTCTATCCATCTCCTCAACCATTTTACCAAACTGTTTAAATTGTTTGTTTTGTGTATCAGAGATTTCTTGATCTATATTAACATTTTCTCTTATTTGTTTAATTGCCTGAACAAAATGAGCAAACATTTTGCCAGCATTATCATTAATAGCAAACAAAAATGGTTTGAACAACTTGGTTGACATTGAGTTGATAACGAATTCACCTTTTGCAAGTAATGCAGGAATGGTATCCATCATTGATGCAACACCAGGAATTAAACCACCTTGAGATTTGCTAATTAAACCACCTTGAGATTTGCCAATTAAACCACCTTTTGATTGCCCTTTAATAGGGACTCTTCCTGTTGCATCTCGCACTAACTTTTCTAATAAAGATTCAGCTTCAAACTGTCTTTGTAGTTGCTGCCCTTTATCTAAAGACTTCAATGCTGGATCGTTGCTTGCCGCATCACGTATTCTATCTGCAGATCTATCAGTTACCCTATCTCTAATGGGTCTAGTCGTCTGACTGCGACCACCCTGTAGTTTAAGTCTTCTTACCAACTCTTGATATCCTTTATCACTCATTCCCGCAGGTCTTTGTATTACTCTTCCTCTTACTGTAGCTAGTGCTTGTTGAGGTTGTACTACTGGTTGACCTACTGGTTGACCTACTGGTTGACCTACTGGCGTTTTTATTGGTGATGGAACTGGTGGTGCCATTCCTGGAGTTTTTATAAATCTGCTCAGTCCAGGTAGAGCAGCAGCAACAGCTGTTGCTAGTGCTGGTGCGTATACCGAAAGCGTTGTAAGAAGTTCATTATAATTATCACTAAGTGGATCCGCATAACTTGGTCTAGATATATTGGAGTCGACATCTGCGAAAAATTTTAAAAAATCTGGCATTTGATAATCAAAAATGCCTGCCATCGGATCATCAAATGTTTGCACACCAACCGGTGCAGGGATAGGTTCATCATCTGGTTTTTCAACAGGTTCTTGTCCAGTAAGTGTTGGTGGTAATATTGGACGACCTGGTATTAACCTAATAAAATCAGGATCTTCAAATAATCTATTTTTAATTGTATCATAGACAGGACCACCTTGAATACATTTTAAAACTTGTTGACAAAAATCTGCTGGACTTTGTGTTGGTGGTTTAATTTTTGGACCCTTTAAGAATCTAATTATTTTTCTAAGTCTATCAAATACTTTATATAATTTTGCCAATCCTTTTGCTATTATTGCACCACCAAGTATAGTCCCTAACAGTGCCCAATTTTGACCGATGAAATTAAATACATCTAATAATTTTTGACGATTCTCTTCTTTAGATAACCATTCCCATGCACTATTAAGTACAAGACCAGTTCCAACTATTGCAAGAAAATCTAATAATTTTTCAAAAATACTTCTAACAGGTTTTAAAACTTTACTGCCAAAGGATTTAATATTTGCTGCCAGTCCTTTCCCTCTTTCTACAAATTCTTCTTTTTCAACTAATTTTTTCTTTCTTACTTTTTTCTTTGCCGTTATTAGATTCCCCTTTCTTTCCGCTATTCTATTAGCAAAATCTAATGCTAGTTGTTTTTGTATTTCTACAAGAATAGAATTAGTTTCAACTAACGCTGTTGCAATAGAACCTGTTCCTTGAATTTCGGTAGTATTTTCTTTTTTTAATTTTTCTGTCGATGCTTCTACTTTTTTTGCACGCACAAAAGACATCTTAGATGCCTTCAGTTTTGGTTTAGTAAACGAATTATCAATAGTCTTCGCACCCTTCATCAATGGGGACGAATCCTTCCCCATTTTTGGTAATGATGGTGCTTGAAATACTGGTTGATTTTCTAATGCCACTATTGATTCTGTTGTGCCTTAAGGTTTTCTTCTTCAATGTGCTGTTGGAGTAATGTCACATATACTTCACGCTCCCATGGTATCATATTTTCTAACTCCGTTAATGAGTATTTATGATACTGAAGCAAGGCAAAATTTGTCTTGTAATACACTTCAAGACTAGTATGTGACATGCTTAGTTGAAAAAAGATGCTAATCCCTCAAGTACAACTTCATTATTTTTCTTAGTTTTTGGATTTTTTACTGTAATTGTGTGGGAAAGTTTAGGCATCGTTTCAAAGAACTTCTCAATTTCTTTGAATTGTTTAGTATTCATCTGCTCTACAAACTCTTGCATTTCCTTTTTAGTGCAGTCAGAAGCAGACCAACATTCATCGGCGTTGTAGACCATTTCAATACAAGAAGCAATCATATCAAGTGATTGATCAACCCCTGTTGATTGACCCTGAACTTCGAAATTATTTTCAACGAACTGGTCAATAGATGGATACTTCAACTTCATAGAAAGTGTATCATCTAGTTTAATAATATTATTATGTTGTTTATCTTTTTGAACTTTAATTGAGTCAATATCAATTGCCATCTCAACCTGAGTTTCGCCATCATCAGGACAAGTCACTTTAACTTCAATCTGTTCACCAACAGATTTGGCACGGATATTGAGGAATAGATATTCAATATCAAACGTTGCAAGTTCGGCAACTTTAACACCACGAGTGCTAATACATTCGGATAGAATTTCAATAATAGCATTGGTGATCTGAGCCATGTCTTCAGATTCCAGTGCCATTACTAAGATTTTTTCTTCTTTTACTAGAAAGGGGCGATATCTTACTTTCTTTCCAGTAGAAGGAATCTCCAACTCATATGTTGGAGTACTAATTTTTGGTAAAGGCATAATCTCCGATACAATTCAGTTATTTTTATTTATCAGGGTTATTTAAGTGTTGTCCATATACTGTCCAACTAGATCAATATTAAGATTAGATGTATCAGCACCTGTTGCTGGGTTTCCTTCAGGTGTTTGGGTTTCTCCGGCAATAACATTTTGCCTCCAAATTCTATATCGATCATAATACATCGTAACTGTAACTTTAGTAATTTCTGCACCACCATATTGTAATGGAATTGCAGAAACTGCTTTAGGGAAGGAATCAATTAATTGATATGTAACTTGAGTTGCTCCTGGAACATTATAGTTTCTTTCAAATTTTGTTATATAAAATCCAGATGCATTTTTATAGAACTTAGGATAATTAAATCTTCGATAATAATTATGTCCAATAGTTTCATTATAAACACTTGGTTCTCCAAGTTGATTACTATTACCACCAGAAATATAATTCATCCATGCTTCAAAGAACATTAAGATTTTATAATTACGATCTAGATAGAATGAAAAATCAATATCAGTATTAATTCTTGTATGAGCAAATTCTTGTACAACACCCTGAAAATTATCTTTTATTTCTCCAGTGGCATATGTGGATGATGGAAGTGTTGCATCTGAACACGAAAATGAAAGAAGATTTTTAAAATCATTATTCCATTCAAAACCATAAATTGGTGCTAATGTTGGATTATTCAAATGTTCAATAAATGGTTGCTGACCTCCATTGGTAGTTCCCCATCCATTTTCTATAGAAACCTGATATAAATTTGAACGTGCAAACCCACCTTCACCCAGAGTTGATCGGACATCTTTAGATGTCAATGTTCGGATATTAGGGATATTAGGCATCTCTAAATATTAATACAGCCTTTGTTATTAGTTATTTAGATGTCATATAAGGGAAAATTTCAACCATCATACCCCAAAAAGTATAAGGGTGATCCAACAAATATCATTTATAGATCACTTTGGGAAAGAAAGTTTATGATGTATTGTGATTTGAATGAGAATATTATTGAATGGGGATCTGAAGAAATTGCTCTACCATACCGATCACCTCTAGATAATCGGGTTCATCGTTACTTCCCAGATTTCTACATTAAGGTCAAAGAAAACAATGGATCTCTCAAAAGATATTTGATTGAGATCAAACCAAAGAAACAAACAGTAGAACCAAAAGTTCAAAAGAGAAAGACAAA